GTAACAGGATGATAACTATGGAAGATACCTCAGGATTTTATAAACTCGACGGTGAACTGCTTTTTGGACCAAACTACGTATTAAATGCAAGCTATGAACTACGACGAGAAAATTACACTCAATACCAATATCCTGTAGATAACTGGTACTGGTTTGATAATGAAGATTTGGCTAGGGAGTTTTTTAATTTGCCAATAATTGATGAGACTGAATCACTCTTACCACCATATCAAGCAGGTTTATATATTATCACGGAGTAATTATGAAAATACGGTGTATTTTTGATGTGAATTGAGTGACGTATAAATACCCAGTCACTCAATTCATCATTGGAACCCTATGAAATATAGCATTGTAATACCCACATATAATCACTGTAATGACCTACTGAAGCCATGCATTGATTCTATATTGAAATACACGGATATGTCCGATGTTGAATTGATCATATCCGCAAATGGATGCACAGATAACACCAAATCATATCTGGATGAACTGTCATCCCAGTTTAATAAACTTGGGTTTGGTGCAAATCTAAAAGTATTATGGAATGAGCAACCACTAGGTTATCCTCGTGCAGTGAATGCTGGTATCAAACTAGCATCTGCACAATACGTCGTACTACTCAATAATGACACAATCCTACTTGATCAATCAAAGAACAAGTGGCTATACATGATGGAAGACAGCTTCAGGTATCTAGATAACTGTGGTGTTAGTGGTCCGTTAAAGAGTTTTTCTCCAGAAGCAAATAGTAACTTTGTCATATTTTTCTGTGCAATGATTGACAGAAAGGTGTTCAATTCCATTGGGCTATTGAATGAAGAGTATGATACTGGGTCGGGAGAAGATATTGAGTTCTGTGTAGAAGCCATGAAAGCTGGATATCAAGTATCCGAATGTACCTCTAAGTTCCTAAGTTCATCTGGTGTATTCAGTGGTGAGTTTCCCATTTATCATAAAGGTCAGGGGACCATGCGAGATGAATCACTGGTATCTGATTGGGATGGTAAGTTCAAAAATAATTTATTGAAACTTGCTCACAAGTACAACCCAGAATATTACAAGAGAATGCTCATGAACAACTTTGAGCGATACTTGGCAATTAAGAAAGAACCAGTTCATCCAAGAGAACAGAATCGCTACAAATGGGCTGCTAGTAAGCTATTAGGCAATACAGTTCTAGAGATTGGATGTTCGAATGGGTATGGTACTCAGTTCTTCCCATCTGATATTGACTACACAGGGTTGGATTATGATGCACAGATAATCGAGGCAGCTAAAGGTGAAGATTGGGGAGCAAACACCAAATTCTTTCATGCAGATATAAACGCATTTGAACTTGGACAATATGACACCATTGTTGCTATGGAAGTTATTGAGCACCTAGACAATGGACTGGAGATTGTTGAAAAGTTAAAGAAGCACTGCAAGCGACTTTTGATTACCGTTCCATATAAAGAGCCAATTGGGTTTTGGGGAGAACATCATAGGCTTCATATGCTAGATGAATCTCATCTTCCCGGATTTACCTATCAGTACATGGGCGAATTTGGTGATATATCAGACACTCCCCATGATGGTTTAAACTTAATGATGTGCCAATATGATGCAGCCTAATGTTCTTTGTTCTATATCCACTCGGGGTAGATACAATACAACACTACCTCTAGCGATTCAGTCTGTCATATTTCAAACTCGCAAGGTTGATAGACTTGTCATTTTTGATGACAATGACGAACCAGAAGATATGAGAAATAACCCAACATACCAACATCTATTCAGGATGATGGAAATGAAGGGAATCAGATGGGAATGGTTGTTTGCTGGTAAGAAAGGACAACATCATAATCATCAGATAGCAAATCAGATGGGCAGTGACTGGGTATGGCGTGTTGATGACGATAACATAGCAGAACCAAATGTTCTTGAAAATCTATTGTCATATATTGATGATACTGTTGGTGCAGTGGGTGGATCAGTATTGACTCCTAACTGGGATTGTTCAGAGAAGACAAAATCAACTGGACTGATAGAAGACATTGACATAGAACCAAATATTCAATGGGGATATGTATCAAGAGAACAATCTGTTGATCATCTGCACTGTTCTTTCTTGTATCGTGCAGGCATACATGACTATAACCTCAATCTATCAAGGGTTGCGCATAGGGAAGAAACACTATTCACTTATGGACTGAAAACCAAGGGATATAAGAACATCATAGTTCCAAATACAATCACTTGGCATCTGAAGAATCAAACGGGTGGAATTAGAAGTGAAGATAAGGCTAGTTTGTATGATCATGATGAAAACATATTCAGGTCTATTGTTCAACTAAAAGACAGGACTGTTGTCGTATTGAATTGTGGTATGGGTGACCATATCGTATTTAAGCATGTGTTGCCTGATATCAAAGACCCGGTTGTTTTTACATGTTACCCAGACATCATTCCCGGTAGAAGCATAGCAGATGCCCAACAGTTATTTGGTAACTTGGATCATTTCAGCGTGTATGCAAAAATGATGGAATGGGATTGGAAAGATTCGCTTGAAGCTGCATTCAGAAAGATGTATGTAAAATGATTATTATTTCACCATACGCACAAGTCCTAAAGAACAACAAAAGAAACCCAAAAAACTATCCATACTGGCAACAACTAATATCAATGATCGATCAGCCGATTGTGCAGATTGGTCTAGCACATGAAGAACAACTAGTACCTGACTTCAGGAAGAATCTGTCACTTGATCAACTAAAAGAACTGGTCAATCAATGTACTACATGGATAGGAGTTGATAGTTTCTTTCAACACTTCTGTTGGGATATTGGAAAGAAAGGCATTGTACTTTGGGGTCCATCTAATCCAAAAATATTTGGTCATCCAGAGAACATAAATCTATTGAGGGGAGATGGCTACCTGATACCCAATCAATTTGTGACTTGGGAACAAGTTGAGTATCAGGAAGAAAGATTTGTCAAGCCAGAAGAAGTTATGCATCATTTGAAAGGATTATTGAATTGAAGATATTGGTTACTGGATACAAAGGGTTCATTGCACAGAATATGCTGAAGCACATTCCACCAGAGAACGTTGTTCTTTTTGAGTGGGGTGAAGAATTTCCTAGTTTAGATGGTGTTGGTACTGTCATGCATTTTGGCGCTATCTCGTCAACGACTGAAACTGATGTCAAAAAGATAATGCACCAAAATTATGATTTCAGTGTATGGCTTTTGAATGAGTGTATGTATCGTGGGATTAATATGCAATACTCATCATCTGCATCTGTATATGGTATGGGTACAAACTTTGCTGAAGATGCACCACCTGACCCAAGAAACCCGTATGCATGGACAAAGTATCTATTTGATCGTCATGTATTTGATCGTGGTGACCAGTTCGACATAACGGTACAGGGATTCAGATACTTCAATGTTCATGGGCCACACGAAGACCATAAGGGTGATCAGGCAAGTCCATATCACAAATTCAGAAAGCAAAAGGAAGAAACGGGTAAGATTAAGCTATTTGAGAATAGTGACAAGTTCTTGCGTGACTTTGTTCCAGTGGAGACCGTTGTTAGAACTCAACTAGCATTTTTGAACGTACCGGAATCTGGCATTTGGAATATTGGCACAGGTAAGCCAAAAAGTTTCTTGGATGTTGCAAATGAGATTGGTGGAGAAATTGAGTACATTCCTATGCCAGAACAATTGCAAAGATCATATCAAGCATACACTTGTGCTGATTTGACAAAACTGAAAAATACTATAAATAGATATAACATTAACATTTTTGATCAATCAACATGACATTACAGACATCTGGTCCGATATCATTGGGTAATATGGCAACTGAATTTGTGGACACAGTTCCAAATTCATTATCTGAGTTTTATCGTGGTGGTTCTTTGGTTGCAGGAATTACAGAAAATCTGGGAGTTCCAACATCGGGAACAATATCAATTGGCGCTTTCTATGGGACCAAGAAATATATCCCATTTAGTACAAAGGTAACCTTCACAGCAGATACGACATTCACAGTTCCTGCTGGCGTCACCTCTATTAGAATTAAAGCATGGGGTGGAGGTGGTGGTTATCGTGGAGCGGGTGCTGGTTTTGCAAAAGGAGATGTAACGGTCACCCCCGGTAATGTGTTATCAATTAGAATAGGTGGGGGTGGTGCAATAATTACATCTGCTGATGGTGGTTTTACAACAGCAGCAGCAAATGGCGGTGGTAGGGGATATAAGAAGAATAATGCCGGGTTTGGTGCCGGTGGTGGTGGTGGATATTCTGGTGTATTCACCAATAATACAGTCTCACAAGCAAATGCATTAATAGTTGCTGCTGGTGGCGGTGGCGGTGCTCTAGGGTCTAGTGATTCAACTTATATCGCCAGCGGTGGTGGTGGTGGTGGTTTAGTTGGATCAAATGGTATAACTACCAACGGAACCGCTGGTGCTGGTGGTACACAATCTGCCGGGGGTGCTTCTGGAGGTGGTGTATTAATTGGTGGAGATTCCGCCACTGGATCAGTAATAATGGGTGGCGGTGGTGGTGGTTATTTTGGTGGTGGGTCTGGTCAAAGTGGATATACATTGTCAGGTGGTGGTGGTTCCAGCTATATCAAATCCGGCGCGACCAATACCGAAACCACATCGGGTGAAAATGGACCCGGTGGACTTGCGCCAAATGACAGCGATTATGTAGCAGATGTGGGTAAAGGCGGAGCACAAGGCGCAGCAGGTAATGCAGGTTACGTTGTAATTTATTGGTAATAGGAAAACAAAATGAACATCAATCAAACATGGTCAATTAGAAACATAGAATGTACAAGAGCATATGATGATTCAATCCAATCATCGAATAAAATACATTGGAAACTAACAACACAAAATACAGATGGGTATGTATATACGGTAACCCAATTAGGGGCAGTTGAAGTCTCTCTTACTACAGAACAATGTCTTGGTCTTTCGCCAGAAGATGCATTATCAATTGCTAAAGACAAACTAGGTGATTCGGTAGCAATTCTTGAAGCCAGTGGAGTTGAACAATTAAATCAAATGATTATCCCAGTAGTGGAGGAATAATCGTGATTTTGACGCCAGAATTATTAGAAAAGTTTAATGCATGTGAAGATGGTATTTTAATTGGTAATCAACTTGGTTGTATTGGCATTGACGGAAAAGAAGCTGCCAAAATACTAGAACAAAATAACCACACTGATTATGCAAATTGGGTAAAGAGATTATACGAAAACGCAGATGCTTTGAAGTATTCAAATTACTACAAAAGCATAAAATATCTAGTCTATGATCCAAATCAGCACATCTACCGTGCAACGAGTACCTTAGAATCTACACAATTGATCGTAGATAAAATCATCGAAGCAAACCAAGAATTGGATGTGTCACATATCACGGTTCATGAAGAAATCACATTGCTGGATGGTGTCATACATCGGTTTCTAATTAAATAATTGTCAATGCATAAATAATAAAAACAATACAGAGGAATTGCAATGTCAAAACCAGCATCTAGGCAAGAACTGATTGATTTTTGCCTTAGAAAACTAGGCGAACCAGTCATTCAGATAAACGTTGATCCTGATCAATTACAGGATCGACTGGATGACGCATTGCAATATATGCAAAACTATCACATGGATGGTGTTGAACGCATATATCTAAAGCATAAGATCACATCTTCAACCATCACACTGACTTCGAATAATGCTGAATTATTTGAAGATAGTGAAGTCGTTGCCGGTAATACATCTGGCGCAAGCGCGCTGGTTATTCAGACTGGATCAACTGGAAATACTCTTCAATGTAAAGGCGTTGTTGGTACGTTCATTGCTGGAGAAACAGTAACAGGATCAAAAACAAATACTGTTGGAACCTTGGCTGCTACTAACTTCGTTGTCCTTGGTGACATCGACAACAAGTCAATTCCACTGACAGATTCCATCATCGGCATCAATCGAATCCTACCATTCACAGACACCAAAGCTGCCAACATCAATATGTTTGATGTGAGATATCAGCTAAGATTGAATGACTTGTTTGACCTATATTCCACATCAGTAATTTACTACACACAAGTACAGCAGCATTTGAGACTACTGGATATGATGTTGGTTGGTGAGAAGCCAATCAGATTTAATCGTCATATGAACAGACTGTATGTAGAAATGGACTGGATGAACTATGTCAAGCCTGATCAGTGGTTGATTGTTGATGCATATCGAATTCTTGACCCAGACACCTATACTGATGTCTATAATGACGAATTCCTAAAGAGATATCTAACTTCACTCATCAAAAGGCAGTGGGGTCAAAATATGCTCAAGTATGATGGCATAGAGCTACCCGGTGGTGTTAAGTTAAATGGTTGGCAGATTTACAACCAAGGCGAAGAAGAAATTACCAAACTGGAAGAAGAAATGATTTCCAAGTGGCAATTACCTCCCGCTATGTTCGTAGCATAAAATGTCAAACAATTATAGAAAAATATATGAAAAAGCTCATGGAAAAATCCCACGGGATGTGGCTGGAAGACCAATGCACATTCATCACATAAATGGTGACCGGGAAGATAACAGACTCGAAAATTTGATTTTAGTAACAATAGAAGAACATTATCAAATACATTTAGAACAACATGATTACTATGCCGCATTGAGATTGGCGGAGCTATTATCATTAGACGCCGAAACACTATCAAATTTAGCAAAAAATAATAATAAAAAAAGAGTAGAAAATGGAACTCACAATTTTTTACATCAAAGCTTTGAAGAAAGAAGTTATAGGTCTAAAAAAACATCAAGTAAAAGAATAAATGATGGCACACATCATTTTCTTGCCGAAGATTTTCAAAGAAATGTTCAATTAAATTTGGTTATGCGAGGAATTCATCCTTTTCAAATGGAAACGGCACCTTCTAAAAAAAGATCAATTGACGGAACTCATCATTTTTTTGGCGGAAACATACAACGCGAATCTGCAAAAAAAAGAGTAGATGATGGAACCCATCATTTATTAGGTGGGGAAATAACAAGAAAGCAATTAGTCGATGGAACACATACATCACAAAAAATTTGTTTTTGTGAGTATTGTAATAGAAACATCAAAAGCTCTGCCAATTATTCTAGGTGGCATGGTGAAAGATGTAAAATGAGAAAAGATTAAAATGGCACCAACGAACCACTATTTCCAAGATGGGAGAATGATAGGGGAAAGAAATGAGCAACTGCTTATTGAAGACCTTATCATTGAATCATACTTACCGCGTACATTAGTCAATGTAGATGAGCTATTTCTTGAAGATACATTATCAAAGTTCAAACAGGCATTTCCACTTGAAGCTTATATTGAAAATGTTGATGGTTTTGGAAACAACGATGTACTATCCAAATTCGGTATTCAGATCAATGATTCTGGTACCTTTGTTGTGTCGAGAAGAAGATGGGAACAGTTAGTTGGAAGAAGTTCTGCCCTACAGTTACCAAACAGACCCGCAGAAGGCGATATCGTATATTTTCCAAAGACAAACTCATTCTTTGAAATTAAGAAGGTTGATGCATTCAACCCATTTTTTCAGTTGGGTAAGCTTTATGTATATAAGCTTCAAGTGGAACTATATCAGTACAGTTCTGAAAGATTTGAGACTGGTATTGAAATCATCGATGAAACAGCTACTGTAAAATCCCTTGATTTGTTGGTTAACAAATTTGTCGATGAAAATGGCGATAACATACTACTAGAAGACGACGCCTTTGGTAATACATCATACTTCATAGTAGATGACAATCTCATCAAAGATGTAATGGTAACGTCAAACAATGACTACTTCAAAGAAAATGCAGACTCAATAATTGATTGGTCTGGAACAAATCCATTTGGTGAGAACAACTAATTATGCTAAACAATAATAAATTTTATCATAGCACAATCAGAAATGCGATTACTGCTTTCGGTTCTCTCTTCAACAATATTCAGATTGATAGAAAAGATGCCGAAAGCAATACTGTCCAGACTATTAAAGTTCCACTGATCTATGGTTCAAAAGGTAAAGCATTGGCAAGAGTAAGGTCACAACCTGATCTAGAAGACAGACCATTTCATATGCTCATGCCAATCATATCATTTGAGATATCTGGTTTTGAACATAACCCATCGAGAAAACTACCCCAACTGAATCAGTCAAGGGCACCGTTTTCCGAGACATCTGCAAAAACTCAATATACATCTGCTCCATATGACATGAATATCATTATGACAATCATCGTCAAGAATCAAGAAGATGGTTTGCAGATTGTCGAACAGATACTTCCATACTTCAATCCTGTTTATACTGTGACCATGAATGACATACCTGAATTGGGTATTCAACGAGACTTACCCATTTCAATCACCGGTGTCAATTACACAGATGATTATGAAGGTCCAGTAGAAAAGACAAGCACAATCACATGGCAATTGTCATTCAATTTGAAACTAAACTTCTATGGTCCAATTTCAACAAGCAATGTAATCAAAACAGCAACTGTAAATACCCATATATCATCTGACACAACAGTAAAATCTGGACAACAATATGTTGTTTCTGTTAATCCATTAACTGCTGATGTTGATGATGAATGGGATTTCTTGGAAAGTTTCAATACGCTATATGAGTAAAACTTTTGAAAAACTAAACGAGACTTTTGGTATCGAAGAAGTACAAATAGTACCAGAGAAGCAATTGCCAGTTGTCATTGAAAAATCAAATGACGATGTAGTTGATGATTATGAAATCACACGCGCTACCTTACACTCTTTGATTGAGAAAGGTAATGATGCATTAGATTACATGTTGGATATCGCTAAGGGGTCGGAACACCCAAGAACATTTGAAGTTACTGGTCAATTAATCAAGACAGTAGCAGAGACAGCAAAAGACCTTATTGCATTGCAAAAGACAATGAAAGAGTTGAAGAAAGGCACTGTTGAAGAAAACAACAATATCATACATCAACAGAACAATATCATGTTTCAAGGATCAACATCTGATCTATTGAAGGCTATGAGAAATAATGAAAATGTCATCGAACATGGGGATTAAAAACTTATCATTTCGTGGTAATCCAAATTTAAAACGAGTCGGTGAAGTTTTATATTTTGAACAGTATCACCTCGATGAAATTAAAAAATGCGCAGCCGATCCAATATACTTTATTGAAAGATATTGTAAGATCGTATCTCTTGATCGTGGTGAAATTCTATTCAAATTATACGATTGTCAAAAAAGAAAAGTTAAGACAATTCTTGATGAGAGATTTGTTCTTGATATGGAAAGCCGACAGTCTGGTAAGACACAGACAGCCGCTGCTTGTATTTTGTGGTACGTCATATTCAATGACACAAAGAACGTTGCTATCCTCGCTAACAAGGCATCAGCAGCCAGAGAAGTATTATCTAGAGTACGATTCATGTACGAAAGGCTACCAAAATGGTTGCAGCATGGGATTATCACTTGGAATAAAGGTGATATTGAACTAGAGAATGGTTCGAAGGTATTCACTGCCGCAACATCGGCATCTGCTGTTACTGGTAAATCCTGTGTTGTTGGTAGTACAAAAGTCACAATTAAAAATAAAAAAACTGGTGAAATAAAAGAAGTTGATATTTCAGAATTAGAAAAATCTGATTGTTATAACTAGTAGCATTATAACAACTTCTTCTATATACAATGGATCAACAACAAATAATTGATAGTTTTCCAATTAAAAATGAATATGTATTCAAGTATAATGGTCCATAAAAACCAAAAACAAAAACAATCATAAACAAACAGACAAATCAAAAGGCATTTATTCCAATTGATGATGAAATCCCAGAAGGGTGGAAGAAATGGAAGAAACCTCCTGCAAAATTAAAGAAATAAAAGATTGGGAAGTATTAACACCAACCGGATTCAGATCATTTGATGGTGTTTCTGTTATTAGCAACAGAAAAACGATAACGATAGTTACAGAATCTAGTTCGTTACAATGCACGCCATGTCATAAAGTTATGACTAAAACTGGCGAATGGATTCGAGCAGACGAATTAGTTATTGGTGATATTTTAACCGATTCTATTGTGGTTATTGATTTATTTTACAATATTGGTGATGAAGATGTTTATGATTTGACTAACGTCGATGGCGGTCATGCATATTATACAAATAACATAGTATCACATAATTGTTCATGGGTTTATGTAGACGAGGCGGCACTTGTACCAAACAATCTAGCTGAAGAATTTTTCACTTCTGCGTGGCCTACAATTTCGTCTGGTAATACAACTAAATTCTTGATGTCAACTACTCCCCGTGGTTATAATTTTTTCCATAAGTTCTGGTCAGATTCAGAAAATAATCTGAATAATTTCAAGAGAATTTTAATTGAATGGCATGAAATACCCGGCAGAGATGAAGCATGGCTAAAATCACAGCGTTCAATTCTAGGTGAATTGAAGTTCAACCAAGAAGTTCTATGTCAATTCCTCGGTTCATCTGGTACATTGATTAATGCTTCCAAGATCGCACAAATGTCTCCAGTACAGCCACTATACAAGAAAGATGGCTTGGACATTCTTGAATACCCAGTTAAATCAATGAGGGCGATGGATAATACCATAATACCCGGACATTCTTACATTTTAGTGGCGGATGTTTCGCGTGGTATTGGTGGTGACTATTCTGCATTCACTGTAATTGACATAACTGAAATGCCGTACAAACTGGTTGCTAAATATAGGGACAATTTAATTTCACCTCTACTATTCCCTAATATCATACACAAGGTTGCACAGGAATACAATAATGCATTTGTTCTAGTTGAGGTAAAAGAAAATGGTCAAACAATTTCCGATACGTTGCAATACGAATTGGAATATGAAAACTTGTTATATGTAACTAGGGGGCAGGGTGGACAACATATTACCGCTGGTTTTGGTAAAACTAGTGGAATACAAAATGGTGTAATGACATCGGCACAAGTCAAGCGTATTGGATGTGATGCGTTCAAAACACTAGTAGAAGAGAATAAATTATTGATTAATGATGTGGATGTAATATCTGAAATATCCACATTCATTCAAGTTAAGAATAGCTATGCGGCAGACGAAGGTTATTATGATGATCTAGTAATGACTCTTGTTTTGTTTGGTTGGGTAACATCTAGTGCATATTTCAAGGATTTAACTAGTCCAGATTTCAGAAGAAAAATATTTAATGCCAGAATGGAAGATATTAGTAATTCGCTGACTCCATATATGGGATACGATGATGGACAAAACACAAGTTCTAAACTATTAACAGATAGTGCTGGTAATGACTGGTATTACGATAATATGCAAGAAAAGATGAAAGAAATAGCTTGGATTCTTGAATAATTCAGTTTTATAAATACTAAAAATAATAGAAGTATAATGGATTCTTATTTTCGAGAAGCCTTAATTTAATCATAGGAGAAAACAATGGCTTAT